AGCACCGCCTCATCAAAGGCTTCGGTTGCTATGCCGCATTTTTCGGCACGGCGGCATGCCGTTGGGATGATTTATCTTTTTTGCTCTTTTTCGCGCGTTGATCGTGATGACCTCTTGACCGACTGACTTTCAAAGCCCCTGGCCGGCACCTGTGGAAGAACAGGTGAAGAGCAGCCGCTAACCCGTTGTCCGCACGCGGCAAGCGTTACCCTGCCTTGATCGGCGGCACCGGGCGCCAAGGCGTGGATGCAGGAGAGCCCGCATGAACCCTGACGCATTGGCCTGGGCCTTGGCCCAGCCGACGGGCAACCGCTGGCGCGGCCTGGCCGACGCCTTCACCTCCGGCACCACCCGGGTCAGCTTCGATGGCCGCACGGTGGAATACCGCACCCTCGCCGAGATCGGCGCCGCCCTGGCCGCCGGCTACGCCAGCGAGAACCCGGCCACCCGCCGGCCTGGCCTGACCCTGGCCTATTTTTCCCGAGGAGCCGCCTGATGTTCGGACGCGTCCGCGCCGCCTGGGACGCCTTGCGCGGCTATGCCGCCGCACAGGACAGCCGCGCCTCGGCCTGGGCAGCCTCCGGCGGCAGCGCCAACAGTGAAGTCGCCAGCGGCGCCGCCACCATTGCCCGCCGCGCGCGGGAGGCGGTGCGCAATGATCCCTACGCCGCCCGCATCGTCGATCTCTGGACCGGCAACGCCGTCGGCGCCGGGATCACCACCCGCTGGCCCGATACCGCACACACCACGGCCTGGCGGCGCTGGTCCGAGAGCACAGCCTGCGATGCCGAGGGCAGGCTCGATCTCTATGGGCTGCAGGCCCTCGCCATGCGGGCCGTGGTCGAGAGTGGGGAATGCTTCATTCGCCTGCTCCCTGCCGATGTGAGCCCCGCCAACCCCATCGGCTTGCGCCTGCAGGTGCTGGAAGCCGATCATCTCGATGCCAGCCGGACAGGCCAACTGGACGGCCGGGTCACGCTCCAAGGTATCGGTCTCGGTGAGGCCGGGGAGCCGGTGACCTATTGGCTGTTCCGCCATCACCCCGGCGCCTGGTGGCCTGGGATGCAGGGCGGCATGACCAGCGAACCCGTGCCCGCGCGTGATGTGCTGCACCTCTATCGCAAGCGCAGGCCCGGACAGTTGCGCGATGTCTCCTGGCTGGCGCCGGTGCTGACCCGGCTGCGCGACCTCGGCGATTACGAGGCCGCCCTGCTGATGAAGGCCAAGATTGAGGCCTGCCTGGCCGCCGTCGTCACCGAGGAGGGCGATGAGGCGCTGACCGGCACCGCCGCCAACCTGCTGCGCGATGCGCAAGGGCGGGCGGTGGAGGCGTTCGAGCCCGGCATGATCCTGTATCGCCGCGGCGGCGGATCGGTCGATGTGGTGAACCCCTCCGGCGGCGGATCGCACGCCGCGTTCGCCCGTCGTGCCCTGGAGGCCGCCTCGGTCGGGGCCGGTCTCACCTACGACCAGGTCTCCGGCGACCTGACGCAGGCGAATTATTCCAGTCTGCGGGCGGGCAAGATCGAGTTCCGCCGGCTCTGCGAGCAGGTGCAGTACGGCATGCTGATCCCGATGCTGGTCCGCCCGATCGCCGAGCGGTTCCACCAGCAAGGCGCGCTGTTGGGCTTGTGGGACGCCGCACTCCCCGATGGGGTCAGCCACGTACCGCCGGCGCACGAGATGATCGACCCGCTGAAGGATACCACCGCGCTGATCGCGCAGGTCCGGGCCGGCTTCGTGCCGCAACCGGAGGCGGTCGGGGCCTTCGGCTATGACTTCCGTCAGGTGGTGGAACTGATCCGCACGGCGAATGCGCTGCTGGATGACGCCGGCCTCTCACTCGACACCGATCCGCGTCGGGTCGCCAAGAGCGGCGCCGCCCAGGATGCGGCGCAGATCGCCGCCATCGAGATTGCCGCCACCGGAGCCGCCGGCAGCCCCCGCGGTGCGCCGGGCGCGGCCGACCCATCCGACCAGACCCAACCCGACTGAGGTTCTCCATGACCGACGCCACCGAACCGGACGGGGGAAGCCCCGCACCGATCCTGGCCGCGCGCGCCCTCGCCGCACCCGCCACCGTCGATCGGCTGGCGCGCACCGTCGAGGTCGTGTGGTCGACCGGCGCCCGCGCGCGCAACTTCGTCCCGCCGCTCGGGCCGATCCTGGAAGAACTCGACATGGCGCCGGCCGCGGTGCGGCTGGACCTGCTGCGCAGCGGCCGGGCGCCGGTGCTCGACAGCCACCGCCGGGGTGAGGCGCGCGATGTGCTCGGCCGGGTGCTGGCCGCCCGCATCGCCGATGGCCGTGGCCATGCCACCCTGGTGTTCAGCGCCGCCGCCGATGTCGAACCGATCTGGCAGCGCATCGCCGATGGCACCCTGCAAAGCATCAGCGTCGGCTACCGGGTGCATCGCTACGAGCAGCGCCCGGACCCCACCACCGGCCAGACCATCCATCGCGCGGTGGACTGGGAACCCTACGAGATATCCGTCGTGCCGGTGCCGATCGATCCGGCCGCCGCCATCCGAGGGGACCCGGACCACGGCGCTTCCCCCGTGATCGCCATCGAACCAGCCCTGACCTTCCCCGAGGAGCCTGCCATGCCCGAGACGCCCCCGGCCGCCATCACAGCGCCCGCCGAAGCCCCGACCATCGTGCCCACCCCGCCGGGTTCCGATTCCAACAGCCCCGTCACCCAGACCCCAGAGGCCAACCGCGCCATGCCGCAGACCCCGCCCCTCACGCCGCAACCGGCGCCGCCTGTTGTCGCGGCCGCCGTCGCCGCCACCACCGCCACCACCCCCAGCGATCCGGCCGGCGAGGCCGTTCGTGCCGAGCGCGATCGCATCGCCGCCCTCGGGCCGGTCCTGACCGCCAGCCGCGCCCTGGTTCCCGCAGGCACCGGCGACGCCCTGCACCAACGCGCCATCGCCGAGGGCTGGTCCGCCGATGCCCTGCGCGGTGCCCTGTGGGATGCTATGGTGCAGGGGGCCCGGCCACCGGCCATTCCTGCCGCACCCCAGTCTCCAGCGTCCGCACAGGACGATCCCGTCGCCCTCCGCGAGGCCATGGCCGAAGCCATCGCCGTCCGCGCCATGCCCGGCTACCAGGCCCAGGGCGGCGGACGTCACGTCGAGTTCCTCGGTTGGCGCCCCTCTGAGATGGTCGCCGAACTGATGCGGGCCCGTGGCGAACGCATCGTGCCGCGCGATGCCGCCAAGCTGGCCGAGCGCGCCTTCCAGACCACCTCGGACTTCCCGCTGCTGCTCTCCGCCGCCGCCAACAAGATGCTCCTCGCCGCCTACCAGCCGGCCCAGCCCACCTATCGCACCCTCTTCCTCCGGCGTGACTTCCGCGACTTCAAGCCACACCGCCACCTGCGCATCGGCGACTTCCCCAACCTGGTCCAGCTCTCCGAGAACGGCGAGATCCAGGCCGGCACCATGAGCGAGAGCCAGGAACTCGTCAGCCTCGCGACCTTCGCCCGCCGTATCCGTGTCACCCGCCAGATGCTGGTCAACGATGATCTCGGGGCCTTCACCGACTTCGCCGCGATGATCGGCCGCCGTGTCGCCGACTTCGAGAACGCCACCGCCTACGCCCTGTTGAACACCGCCAGCGGTGCCGGGCCGACGCTGATCACCGGCGCCGCCGCGGTCTTCGCCACCGGCGCGGCCCGCGCCAACATGGCCGCCAGCGGCACCGCCCTCGACCTGGCCAACCTCGCCACCGGCCGGGCAGCCGTCATGAAGCAGAAAACCCTGGACGGGCTGCCGATCTCCATCGGGAACGCGATGCGCCTGCTGGTCGGACCGAACCAGGAACTCGCGGCACGCCAGCTCACCGTCGCCGTGCAGGCGACACAGACCAGCAACGCCAACGTCTATGCCGGCTTTATCCAGCCCCTGGTCGAGCCGCTGATCCCGGCCAACCGCTGGTATCTGTTCGCCGACCCGATCACGGCCCCGGTCTATGTCTACGGCTTCCTGAACGGCGCGGAAGGCCCCCAGGTCACCACCGGTCCCGTCTCCGGGGTGGACGGCGTCGAGGTCAGCGTCATCTTCGACTTCGGCGTCGGCGCCATCGACTGGCGGGGCGCCTGGTTCAACGCCGGGACGTAATCGGCATCACGCCCGACATCGCCGGCCGCTCGGTCGGCAATGGTGTTATCGTCACCGCGACGCATCGTCCGCCGGGTTACCGCTTTCATCGAACACGGAGATGCGTTCGATGAAGTCCATCGTGTCGTCGAAGCCATCCTCGGCGGCGACCAGCTTCGCCTGGCGGCGCGCCTCTTCGGCAAAGCCGGGCGCGCGGGTGTCAGGCACCCAGATCTGGATCGGTCGCAACCCGCGCCGCCTCAGTTCACTGCGGTGCGCGGCCTCGCGCCCATTTAAGGGTGTCTGGTCCATGTCAGCGGTCCTCCCTTGCTATGGTGTGCCGGCCGTGAACGGGTTCCGGATCGTCACCCCGCGCCATGTGAAGCCATCCTGCATGTCCTCGGACAGCAACTGGCGGCAGCCCGCCTGCGCGGCAGCTGCCAGCATCACGGCATCCCACAAAGCGAGGCGATGGGTGGTCACAATCTCCATCGCCTCGAACATCACATCAGGTGTGGTAGCGGCCAGGGCATAGGAGTCCGACCAGCCCAGCACCGCCGCCCGCGCCTCAGCCGCCGGTCGCTGTGCCTTGCGCGTCAACACGACGAACAGTTCTCCAAGGGCCTGGGTCGGCACCACGACCTCGTCCGCGGCAAGCGCGCGTAGGACAGCCAATGCCGCCTGCTGGCGGGATGATCCGTTCACACCTTCGGCATAGACCAGCACATTCGTATCGAGCGCGACCCTCACCTCAGCGCTCGTACAGCTCACCTCGCGACCATCGACCGACGTCGGTCGCCGGCTGCGCCTCCAGCCGCGCAAACAGAGCGACCTGGGCAATCTCGCGGGCGGTGTCACCGCTGCCACATGGGACGATCCGCGCCACCGGCTTGCCGCGTGCGGTCACGATGAAGCTATGCCCGTCCCGCGCTTCGCGCAGCAGGGTCGAAAAGCGTCGATTTGCCTCGGCGGCCGAGATGATCTGATCCATGTCCTGAAGGTCGTGAACAACACTACGAACAGCAAGGCGCCCGAAGCAGCCACCCGAAGCACCGTCGGGCAGCG